TGTTGGTCTTCTGAATCTGACTACACTTAAAGCCCTTCTCTTTTAGTTTCATCATCATAAACTCCATACACTGCTGCATCTTATAGATTGGAAGTCCCCACATGATCTGAGGAACCCTAAAGAAACATCTTGTCTGCTCTTGGTCGGCACAATTTTTAATGTACTTAAAACACCGGTCTAATAGCTTCTTATAAATTTCAAGGCGTTGTCTTGTTTTCTCCTCGTGATCCTTCTGAATATCCTGTACACTAATCGTAAAGTAATCCTCTCCACAAGACATGCTCCCTATACCTCCATACCGTGATATTCTTTGAATTTTTCAATCGCTTTGTTGCGTTCACCAGGTTTCCAGGAGAAAAGAACCATATGACATTTACATGAAAGATGGTGCATACCTCTTACAAAAACAACTGCATCTGATGTTTCATCAAAGTTGTGGGGAAACTGATTACCTTCGTGACAAACAAAGGTGAGCTCAGACATGAATGTATTTATGCAGGATCAAATAAAGCTTTAATATAAATTGTAGTTTGCGTCATCATTTTCGGTAAAACTTTTATTAAAAGTTTATAGAAGATGCCTACCCATTTGGTAATAAGTGGTGGTGGGATAAAAGGTGGAGCTATGATTGGTGCTTTAACTGTTATTGCGGAAAAGGGTATTCTAGATGAGATCCACACCTTTGTGGGCAGTTCTGCAGGAGCAATCATCTGTATGCTTCTAGCTGCAGGGTACAGTCCCTCGGAGCTTAAAAGGGTACTTCTCGATATCGACTTACAGAACTACATTGATTATAACTTTATTGACTTTTTCGATAATATTGGCATCTCTTCCGGAGAGGACCTGATTCGACTGATGGCTGCTATGCTAAAGAAGAAGGGTATCGACCGAAACATTACATTTCAACAGCTTTTAGAACTACGAGGTAAAACTCTTGTAATGACCGGTTCCAATCTCACCAAGGAAAGAACTGACTATTTTGGCCCAGAAACTACACCTGAGCTTGAAGTGCTTAAAGCTATTCGTATCACCATTAGCTATCCACTCTTCTTCACCCCACCAACATATAAGGGAGATCTTTACGTTGACGGCGCTCTTTTTGAGCCTTATCCTATTAACATTTTTCCTGACGCGGACTCTCTCGGTATTCTGGTCGATGCTGAGCGAGTGTTTAACCCTGATTATGCCCCGGACCATCAGATCGAAGGGTTTGGACGCTATCTATATGTCCTCGTTAAAACCATGATGGGACGTTATGTTAGAATGACGTGCAAAACTCATTTTGACCATACAATCGGTATTGATTTAAGTGATACACATGCTATGAATTTCGGGGTCAGTCAGGAGATGAAGGAGTTTATGATAGAGGCTGGGATAAAGGCGGCGCGTAAATACTTTGCTAGATTAGAAGATAAAAGTGAAGAAAAAAACGAGCAAAACGACGAAGAGGGTACTACTGAAATCGAAAATGAACCAGGTACAAATTGATCCTGAGGTTGCCATCATGATCATTGAGGATCTCGTTGAGGGCAACCTTACGGTTGAGAAGTTGATGCAGTTGATCGATGTGATCAAAGAGCTCCCAGGACACTGGGAGACTGAACCCTTCAACCAGAAGCTAACAGGGGTTCAGGAGTACGCATCCTTCCTCGAGTACGTGGGGAAATTTCCAGATAAGCTTACCGCTTACAAGGAGAAGCTTGCTCAGGAGCTAGAGGACCTATTCTACGTTGACGGCGGAAAACTAAGCACAATTCTTGGGAAACTAAGGATTTTCAAGAATTTGGTTTCACCTTACACAGGCAAACCGGCAACAACGTACTACGGAACTACCTACGGTACAACATATGCTGGTTCTTACGCCGGAGTCCAGAACTACTGGCAAAGCCAAGAAGACAACGATGACCAGTATATCTCCATGATGTACCATTAACAGGTGGAACTCTTTGTTCTGCTACGCTGATAATGCGAAATTATAACGAAAACACCACTGAAACACCGAGGGATGACGCTACGCTAAGTCTCTTAAGCCATGTCGAAGCTGTGGCCAAGGAAGGCGTTGGGGTTAACCACAGGGTTCCCGGCGAGGTTAACGGGAGGGCCGCGCCCGTCGACAGCACCGGCTTGGTAGGTACGACGATCAGGAGTTCCTCCGACCTTCCTGAGGAAAGCATCAAGAGCAGCGTGGTCAGCGTCTCCGTTATCACCTGCACGTTCGAATACCTGGGAGATGTCGAGGTTAGCAAGTCCCTGTGGGAAGTACTTCAGAGTAGGGTAGCCTGAGACGCCAGCCTTACGCGCGAAGTCCTTATACTGATCACAGTCGATCTTCACGATAGAGACATCGGTCTTATCCTTGTTCTTACGGTAGAACTCGTCCCATACGGGCATGAACCTCTTACAGTAACCGCACCAGGGGGCGTAGAAGAGGGCAAAAGTCTTCTTCTGGCTCTTAGCATCAAAGGCTTCAAGCTGGAAGGAACCGCGCAGGTTGCCGAGGTGTGCAGAGATACCTGTAGAAAAGTTAGTGGGGCGCGGCCAGAAAATGCCGATTAGGATCACAAACAGACCGACCAGTAGGAGGAGTTGGAACTCGGGCTTCATCTTTTGGAATCGCTTGAGCAGGTTCATCGCTTTATACACTACCTTAACAAAAAGTTTGTCAAGACGGGTTAATAAAAGCTTCCAGTGGTACTAAGCAGTTGGTTTCCCATGGATTGCAAAGGGGTTTCCACGCAAGTACTTCGTAGAGATATAGGGCAACTGAGAAGTATCCGTACTGGTCTAGGGTGGTACATGTGCCGTGCTTGAGCCACTCGTGCTCCCAGAATGCAGTATTATTACCTTCACATGAATACCAACGTTCTTTCATTAGAGGGATCAAGGGCTGAATGTTCTTTAGGTCCAGAGGGTCGCTCATGTTGCAAAACTGAGGCCAACTTGTACTGTTCCACTCAGGCCAGAGCCCGTGAATACCCCAAGGGGCCTTTTCGCTGCAACGCGACAATGCAAAGACGTAGTAGTTCGGCTGGCACGCCATTGTGAAAGGTAGTAGAAGAAGCAAGAGATATAAACCGGTACGCATCATTATTTAAAGATAGAAGAGAAGATACCTTTAAATCAAAATTGAATTATCCCTTAAAGTCCTGGTATAACACCAAAACCCCTACCCTACAGTCGCTGAAGCTCATTCGAAACCAATCATGTATCGTTAGTATATTGGTGCGATGCGAAATTGACTAATTTCAAGGGGGTGCTTGAAATTGATGACTTATAACAGCTCTAACCTACTACACTATCTTCACCCAAATGTCTGAAATCTGTTCCAATCGTGCATGTGCCATGAAAGGGCGAGAGGTATGCCGAAACGCAGACGGCACGCCAAAACCATGGTGCGGCTACTGTGAACGCATGAGACGTGCCAAGCTGTTCCTGATTCGGCCAGATCTCTTCTGTGTCAAGGCTGAGTGCAAGTGTAAGTTCCGTTTCAAAAAGAAAGGGAGTCAACTTTGTGGTTGCTGTCATCGAGAGGCTGAAAAAACATGGGCCGACGTTGTCAAAAACACGGGAAGTGGTCCAGCTCCAGAGATCGTGTGTGTGAGTACTGCTCTACAAGAGGTACTAGCACGTATCTAGCTAGTTACAGATCGGTAGACAGCCTTCCGATTCAATCGACAACCTGCTCGACAGAGCGGACAACTAGTATTGCTTTCATACCACTGGAGCAAACAGGTCTGATGACCGTAGTTCCCACAACTACGACACTCGATCAAGATCTCACCATTCTCATAATCCATCAAACAGATACAACAAGTATCGTCAATGTCAACCTCCGGAAGGATGGCACCATCCTCATCTAACTCTTCTATCTTGCAGTGATAGTACCTCAACGTACCTTCCGCCCGATCTGGTCGGTTGTCTACAAATAGGAACTCTATTTCAGGGATAGCAGCAATCTCTGTAATCTCTTCGGACTCTACGGGAAAGTGTGCTTGCATCTTGGCCAGGTGTCGCTTTGGATTCTGCACCAGAATAAAGTCGAAGAATCTATAGTAGTTATGCGGCATAATGAACCTCTTGACAGCCACAATAAGCTGGAGGTTTAATTCAGCTGCTTTACGGAACAGCAATTCCGTTTCATGTAGGAAAAGGTTCTCATGGTCTCGACGGGGGAAACAGTTGTTAAGAATCATGACAACACCACGATCATCAGGACAGTAGTTCCAGTTGCTGATCATCATCTCGAGATCGAGTTGATTATAACTTTCCTTGAGCTCTGTACTAGGGTTTTGTAGATCCATGAAGGTTTGATTATTATGCTTTGGATCAATAATAACAACCTTCTTACTGCACTGCAAGTCTACAATCTTTGCTAGATAGAGCATCATACGATCTAGATTATCACCAACTAACAGGAAGGATCGCCTATCAAATAAACTAATATTCTTCCTTAGGTTTACTAACTGCATAGGAATGCCTATACTAACACCTACCACTAAACTTTTAAACCCAAACTTTTACCCAAAAGTTTAACCAAAAAGGGCAATGCAATCATTTCGCTGACTGATAAGTCTCTTTACCATTGATAAACTTTGCCATGGTAGCGCTTTTGTAGGTAGTTCTTCATTCGGAAGTCGTAGAAGTCGTGGAGATCAATACCGTCAAACTTGGTTCCATCGGTAACGGCGTGATACCAACGGATACCGGCTAAGTTTTGATAGAAAGTTAGTTGGAAAGCGATTCCTCTTCCATCGTACTCCAGGAAATGAAGATACTTTAGGAATTCCAACTGATTTCCTCTTACAGCCACTGGCCCCATGTTGTCGCTAAGAGGGTAACCGATCCGTATAAGCTCCTGTAAGATGTGGATATGACCTCGAAACGCTACCACAGAACATACTATCTCACTAGTTTCTGCCACATTTGCAATGATGTTGTTTAGCGTTTTGTCTAACGATGGGGTAACAAGCAATAGTGTTTTCTTCTGTATATGGTAGCGTACACCGTCCAAATTACCGTGGTAAAGAAGTTTATAGAAGTTACTGTTGAGAAACTTTCGCTCAGTCCACTCAGTTTTACTCGAAACATGAAATCTACCACTTGCCGTCTGACATGTCCAGTACTCACGGTCACTCAGGTAGAATAAAACCTGGTCAATTAATTCAGGAGGTAGGTCTTCCATAACTGTAGTAATAACTAATTACTAAACTTCTAAACAGAACAACACACGCATTTGTGAACAACAAACGTGAACTTTTGTCTCGGAATTTATTATAGATGGGTTGTAATAGCTCGAAACAACTGCCTGAAAAAACCGGTAAAGATTTTAACAGACCACCGGTGTTTATTGTTCCTAAACTTTGCGCCAACACTCTTGGCGCAGTTTTCATCAAACAGATGGATACCTCACGTATAGAGGTTACCGCTGTCTTCGTTGATCCAAACGGAGACAAAGTTTCGAAAAGCAATAAGCATTACAAGAAGGTACATTACCAACCGGTTACTGCGATCTGTTCTCTAACTATCGGGATCCGTCCAGCACGTTTGGGTAGCGACCTCGACCGTGTCCCCTTAAGAAAAATTACAACTCGTAACCACTCAAGCATCTTCATGTGGGAACACCCGATGCACCCTGGCGATGCTGGTTACGAGATCACAAATATCGATGAGTTTACCCTACGTGAAGGGCGCCCAGTAGTCCACGTTAACTGTTCTAACATGGCATGGAGCCACGTTGATAACAATGAAGACCTTGAGAAGACCGAGTATGTTGACTACCCGATCTTCGACGGAAGTGAAGACGAGGTTCGAAGGTGGTTAAGGTTGCAGTAAGCCGTTAAGGTTGAAGTAGTAAGTCGATTAGTATGAACTACTGAGCCTGAGGTTCCATTTACCATGTAACTTAAACCAGATATCGTTGTCTTCAAAGCAGATTTCTTCAAGGGGATTGTCATACCAGTTGAGGTAGTAACTTCCAGGGACATACCGTTTCGCTATCCACCATCTCTCAATCTTTCTAACAGCGATCTCTTTGCTAAGATGGTGTTCGATAATAAGATCCCACCTTTTAGTTACATTCTTCAGACGTTTCAATCTGCAATATCTGAATATCTCTACCAAAAGTTCGTTAGGTAGCTGCATTAGTAATTCTACACAATACAACTCTAAGTTGAAAATCTAAGGTGGCTCATAGCTTCCATTGTTTTCAGAAGCCACCAATTACGTACAACTTTATCTAACACTTCTTTGCGTCGTTTTAATTTCGCATGTCGCAGTTTTTCAACCACGCTTACAGCCCATGGTCTTAGCAGATTGTGAAAACTAACTAGCTCATTCCAATGGTCGTTCGTGCTTCTAGCAACTCTTATTTCATTAGGATCAAGATATTTAAATATCTCTACAAAAAGTTCGTTAGGTAGACTGCCCATCTTGCCTCTTGTAACTAATAGTTTTCTAAATCGGATAGGGATACAATGCGTAAGAATAGTACATTGTGTCAAGCTGGTCTGATCTCTTCATATAACTTGGATAACCAGTCATAGGATCAAGATATGTAATTAAAAACGAGGTTGGCTCAGGATCAGGGTCAAGCTCTGATCTTGGGAACCAAAAAGTACATCTCATCCACACCTCTCTCCATCTCTCTGAAATCTGACTGAGTACACCAGCATCATTCCAATCGCAGTACTCAAATATCTTAAGAAGTAAATCGTCAGGTAAACTATTCATATGAATAGGAGTCAAACTAAACCTCTAACTAGCGAATTCAAGCATATATCCACCATTTCCAAACCAATAATCAATTACCCTTCGGGTGTAATTTAGGCTTTCCATGAGTTCCAGTAAACCCAAAACTGCAGCATGTAATTTCATATGTTCGTCATAAAGTAAGCTCCAGTGAATATTAACATGTGAGATTATGTTTAGTTCTTTAAAATTTAGGTATTTAAATATCTCCACAAAATGCTCGTTTGGTAGATTATCCATTTAGCCTTCTGTAACTAATAGTTTCCAGCACACCGCCCATCTTTGTATATACAATCATAATAGACCTCTAAGTCTCAAACATATATGGATTAGCGAAGGTGTGGGTGACACAGAGAACTTCTACTGGATGTTGTCCAATTGATGCTAGAATTAGGCGGACCTTCCGATCTGTATCTTTGTACCTGGATAGGCTACACTGCCACACCGGTCTCTCCTCGTGTGGAAAGGCCATCTCTAACTCCTCGGCTGCGTCCTCCCATGTGTCCCAGTACTCAAAACCTGACAAAGACGGTGATTCCGCAATGAACTCCAGCATCTTCTTCATATCCTTCTTGGCAAGATAACAGTCAAGAAGCATTGTGGCAATCTCCTTTGGTGTTGAAGTATGAAAGGTTCGCATCCGCATACTTCTGTATCCTCCTCTCGCACTTAGATGGACGTAGATGATGTGTGGACTTGTAGGTGTCGCTAGTTCAGGATCTGGATGCCAGCCTCCAACCACGACGTCCCAAAGCTTATCATGCTCAGCTCGGTTCATCTATAGAAATAGATATGAAAGATGTTTCTAACTCTAACTCTAAATCTTAAAAGTGATTCTATTATAGTTTCAAACTACTTAGACTAGTATTCTGAAAATGGATTATATTGACTTAGCTTTGTACGGGGTGTACGCAACTATATTCTTTGTAGGATGGAGGAATGCAAAAACGCTCGGGATTGTATTGGCTCTGCTAGTTAGTTTAGCCGTACCGTGTATGTTATTTTATGCTCTAGAGGACATTATATTCCAATCAATAGTTTGGGCATTAGGTGTTAGTATTCAAACACGTTATCGTATGATTGTAGGAGATATCTATTTCTCCCGTGAGACATGGTTTGTTCCTTTGCCTGGGTACTGGGAGATCGTTCTAATCAGCGTTCTGGTGTCTAAGGTGTTTGTCTTTCTTCTTTACTTCAGAGTTTGGGAATCTAATGTCTACCTTATCCAGGAGCGTGGCTATAGCGGTTACCTTATCGTCTGCCTGGTCACCTTTATGATCTTCAACGTTCAGATGTACAACGTTGGAGCGGTTGTTAGGCACGGTCCACTCAGTATGTGGTACACATGGACCCCATATATGTAAAAATTATAACATTAAACCATTGTCTGAAAGCTTGAGTAAGCCTTCTCAAATATTGGGCCTCCAGGACGGTACAGAATCGACCTATACCAGTTCTGTATGACAAATGCATAATAGCCTAGATAAGCATCTTTGTTTTTCATAGCTGTTTGGAACCAACTATCAAACGTTTCTATAGAGGCTTCTCTTAATGCTTTGATCCTATAGGGTGCCCAACATCCCTCCTTAGGGACATTACTATCAATCCTCAGTGTTTTAAAGTTTTCAGGGAGCCGCAGGCCATTTAAATTGGTCAACCGATTATTACCGAGATATAGGAATTTTAAGTTTTCAGGAACGCCTTCTAGACTCGTCAACCCATTGTTCTTGAGATCCAGTACTTCTAAGTTTTCAGGGAAGATAACACCTTCAAGTGTAGTCAAACCTCTCCATCTCAGATCAAGAGTAGTCATCAGTGTATACGTTACACACTTAGTCAATAAAGTCTTAAGTCAAATCAGTTTTATGAATCAGATTAGTGTCTGGAAGCTTGTGTAAGCTTTCTCAAACATCGGACCTCCAGGACGGTACAGAATCGGTCT